TTTTTATGCTTGTTCCTTTTTGTTCGCCAATGAATGCGTATCGATCGGTCCACATTTTTAAAAAATAACCTATCCATGTGTTATGTTTTGGATCGATATCATCCATTATGACAACTTCTTCGTTGTCATAACCGTCCCACCATTTGTTGATGGGTTTAAGAAAAGCGTCTGGGTAAGATGCTCTTGCCCATCGACTTTTGCCACATCCAGCTGGCCCGTGAATCCATATACCTGTTGTGGATTCAGCATCGTTAACCTTTTGGATGTGGTCACGCTTAATATGTTTTAATGCGCCATAACAACGAATATATATATCAGCGTCTATTAAATCTAATGTTCCATTAATGGCGTTAGATTTAGCTTTTTCCCATCTTTCCTTTTCTAGTTTTCCTTTTTCTTCGTTTGTTAAAGGGATATCGCCATGTTCGTAACAATCGTTGTCTTTTGTGCAGTAAATTTTGTTTTGAGTGGCGTTGCCTTTGGATTTCTCAATGTGAGGTTGTGATGTGCAATTTACGAAATAAGATCTTACTGTTGAGAATCTTTGGGCGTTTTCGAAAAGTATGTAACCTTGTAGATGAATTGTTCCTGTAGTTGGGGCGACTTCGCGACCGTAAACCAAATATTTATGAGGAATGGATTGTATTAAAGTTTCATCTTCTAAGGTGTAATTGTTTAATGTGAAGCACCAAGACCTTGAGCGTTCTTTTTCGGACATTGTTTAATGAATTGGCAGTGTTTTGTTTAATTGGCAGAAGCCTGTAGGAAAGAACATTCCGAGGTACGAGGAATGTTCTTTCCCGAGGGTAATCTCTTGCTTGGAATGTTCCGACGTAGGAGGAACATTCCAAGCAAGAGATTATCCGAGTAGTGTTAACCGTGAGGTTTGCCCCGCAGGGCCCCCGGAGGGTTAGGGTTTTAATTTTTCTGTCCATTGTTCACGGCTTCTGCGCCGCGGCGGTTAGGCTCTTGTTCTTTTTTTTTTATGTTGTACGATTTGGGTTTTGCGGCTTCCGTAGGAAGGAACGTTCTCTGAAGAATGTTCCGGGAGAAAGAACATTCCGTAGGAAAGAATATGCTGACACAGAAGGTCAAGGTTTAGTATTACCCTTGACCTTGTGTGTCAGTGTCAGTCATTATTTAATTGCTAAATGTATAGATTGAATGTACCAAGTGAAACCGAGTGTAATAACGGAGTTGGTGCAAGATCGAATGGACACAGAGTCACTTTCGTCGATGGAATCGGTAGAAAGCGATCAAGAGTGTGCCCAGAGAGAATTGTTGCCCCAAAGCTTGAAAGAAGCTTTGGATCTGTTGGCTCCGTTAGACCCAATGAAAGAAGCTGTGAATGCATTACTTCTGTTGAGTGCAGGGAGTGTAGGAAGCATCGATTACTCGAACAAAGAATCAATGGAAGTAATGGAATTGATGGCGTTGATGCTGTGTTTGAAGGAACTTGGTGCAGATATAATGGGCTCGAGTGGGTGCCCAGTAATGTCCGCTGAAGATTTTGCATTTAAATATTATTGTATTTGCGAAGCAAATGTTTATTTTCATTATTTAATGTAAAAAATGAGTGATGATTTTTTGCCGGATAATTTTATGGATTTGACTCGACTTGAGGAGGGAACACCAAATCGTGCAACGATTGGTGTTCGACGTGCAAGGGAGGAGACGCCTGGAAGGGTGCAAAGAATTGCACCTGTGGCTGGTGGATTGCTTCTTGATTTGCCTCGAGCAAATATGCCTTTTCCTCAAATAGGGAACGATGTTGTGTTGAATCAGTTTTTGGAAAATAATGAGCCACCCCCTCGTGCAAATGTGTTGCCTTTTCCTTTAATAGGGGATGATGCAGTGTTGAATCAATTTTTGGAGAATAATGATCCACCGCAATATGTTGGACCCGTTGGAACGCCTCGTCCCGTTGGGAGTCGTCTAATTCTGCGTAAAAGCAGTAGGGCGAAAAGTAATTTGGAGCGTATAATTGTGAATACTGAGAGGCAAAGGGACCAACAGGGTCGTTTGACTGATCAGTATCGTAGCGCAATTATCAGTGGTATGGACGAAGAGAATACTAGGATTTTTTTGTTGGCGTTTTCGCAACAACAGAAGTTAGCAGGTATTAGAAATAATGGCAAGCATGCAGTTTTTGTGTTGAAGAGGCCAGAAGGTTCTGGGCTTGTGACAGTTGTGTACGATAGTAATGATTGTCATGGATGGAAAGGAAAGTATTTTGAGGAGTTTAACGAAAAATTGAATCCTGGTATTGTTATCGAGAGGCCGTTATGTGGTCGTGACAAATCCTTGGATGAGGAATGTTCTGTTGGGATTTGTTTTCTTTGTTCTCTTATGTGTTATACATTATGGGAGAAGAAATATAAAGTAAATTTAGATTTTAAGGGATTTAATCATTATTTAATTAAAAACGATATAGTAGATATATTTCATGAATATCTACGTTTAAAATAATTAAATGGCGTATTATAATTCGAAAAAGAGAACTTATGGTTCGTATAAACGTGGCCTTAAGGCAGGTCAACGTAAAGCAAATTATAGTCAAAAGTGGGGACGTATTAGGCGCGGTACCCAAAAGGGTATTGAAATGTTTGGAGCCACTCAAAAAGAAGCTAATCCGGCGCAGTTGGAAGAGCGTAAGTATTTTGGTGTTAGAGGACGTGGAGCGTACTTTGATGATTTTGGTAAAAATTCATCTTGGGCTAACAATTCTAAATTTAGTTTGTTTGATTTTTCTGGTTCAGATCTATCCAACAAACAAATGACTGGAAGAGGTAATTATGTTGTTAATGATAACATTAACGGGAAACCCAATATGGATGAGAAAGCTATTATTGTCACAAATAGTGAATATTTGCAAGATGTAATATCGACAGGGTTGGGGTTTCAAAGTATTTTTGCCAGCCCTATTAATCCAGGGTTGGCAGCCGTTTTTCCTTGGTTATCACAGGTTGCTCAATTTTATGAGGAATATGAATTTGTGCAAATGTTTGTTGAATTTCGTAGTATGGTGACGGAGGGTAATGCTACTGCTGCAGGTAATGTAATTATTGCTTCGAACAGTAATCCCACGGCCCCACTTTTCTTAACGAAACAGGCAATGGAGAATTATAATTCTGCTAAGTCCTGTAAGGTTACGAATTCATTAATGTTTGGTGTTGAATGTGATCCATCTAAGCAGGCTGATGATGGTAGAAATTATGTTAGAACCTTTGCAGTCCCTACAGGCCAGGACCCTAAAACTTTTGATATGAGCAAAATTCAAGTAGCTTTGCAGGGTTGCCCTGCAACTGTTAATTTGGGCGAAATTTGGGTACATTATGTTGTTAAGTTGGCGATACCTAAGATGGTTGAACCACTTGGTAACTCTTATTACGCCTACGTTCAGTCGTTGAGTAATAGTAGTATAACAACTTATCCCATTGGTGCTGTGAATGGTTCTGTTGGGTCTGCTTTACAGCCTTTGTTGAATTTGCCTGGTGCTGTTGACAATATTGGAATAACTTTTGTTCAACAGTCGTCGAAGTTGGATATAATATTCCCTCCAACTACTGTTGGGACTAGATTTAAAGTGTCGTTATTGTATACTAAAGCTGCTATTGGTGAAAATTTGTATACGGCAAGTGGTACTGCGGTTGTTGGCGCACCGTCATCTAGTACCACTGCTGGAACAACTCCTGCAAACACGAACGATTATTCGTCGTATATTTGCAGGAGTGTGAGTTATGCACCCATGACGTTAACTCTTACAGCAAGTGCTGGAGTTTTGATTTCTGGTAGTATTTTATCAATTACCCAAGTAAATCCAGGCACTTTGTGGTAGTTAATATTTTAGTAATAAACGTATTTTACGGTGTATTATTTTCAATGTACTGTTCTAAATGCAGTAATGCGTTTTGTTTTTCTGTAAGTAATCGAACATCAGCTTCGTCTTCCATGTTGTATGTAATGCATCGTCTTTCAATGGCGGCAATTGTTTCGTTGTCTTCGAATACCCTATGGATAGGGTATTGAGAAGTGATTAAAAATATTTTAGGTCTTATTTTTATGCTTGTTCCTTTTTGTTCGCCAATGAATGCGTATCGATCGGTCCACAT